GCGACGCACGGGTGTCCGGCTACGCCTGCGTGTACGGCGATATCTCAGGCAAGGAGCAGGAGTGAAATATGAAATTCAAATTTACAGACGAGACTAGGATTACCCCCTCCGGGGAAACTATTTACCGCATTGAAGCTATTGAGGATATCCCTAGCCGAGGGGTTAAAGTTGGAGACAAAGGGGGATTTGTTGGTAAATCTGCTCAGGTAACTGGTGATGCATGGGTGTATGACAACGCCCGTGTGACCGACAACACCCAAGTGTACGGCAACGCCCAAGTGTACGGCAACGCATGGGTGTCCGGCAACGCCCGAGTGTACGGCAAGGCCCACGTGTCCGACAACGCCCAAGTGTACGGCGACGCACACGTGTCCGGCAAAGCCAAAGTGTACGGCTACGCCCTTGTGTACGGCTACGCCCGTGTGTACGGCAACGCCCAAGTGTACGGCTACGCATGGGTGTCCAGCAAAGCCCGTGTGTACGGCAACGCCCAAGTGTCCGACAACGCCCAAGTGTCCGGCGATATCTCAGGCGCGGCACCATGAAATTAGTAAAAAGGAGCGCATAATAATGACTATGCCCGACGAGCGCCGCAGAGCAGTGCACAACACAAGGGAGTTTCTTAGGTCTCTTTTAGACCCAAAAGTAACCCCTAAAGTACCTAAAACAATCCGCAAGCAAGCGTACTGGGTTTTAAAGCACTTCCCTAGCGATAATGAAATTGAAAAGGCACGCCTTAACTATGCCGAAGTTTTTGGGGATAAAAATGACTGAACAAGAAAAGATTGATTATGTAGCCCGGTTTGGACACCAAAGCAATGTTATCCGCCTAGTCTTTAACCTCAAAGACCGCCTAGGAATTGGAACGGAGTATTTAACAATAAACGGCGCCTTAGCTGTAAAGTACGTGGACAACAAACAAGTAGGCCCGGTACGCGATTTTCCTGTAATGCCCAAGAAAAACAAGTAGTTAGTGGCAAGGGCGGAAACATGCCTTTAGGCCGATAACAGAGTCCCCGCCACTACTCAGGACCCCTAGATGCTTAAACCGCATTTAGGGGTTTTTGTTTGCGGGCACTATATCCATTATAGAGAGGTTTAAGATATCCTTGGACCCTTGCCCGACTAGGCTACTCCTGCATGCCTAGCGGTTGACCCCAGAGCAGGAATAACCAAGGATCTATAAAATGGCAAATCGTAACTGGCCCAACTCTCGTCTTTACTCGCAGCATGTAATGCCCGTCTCTCTTGACTGTCAAATCGCTATCGGCGCTGCCGGTGCCCCTTCTATTGCCCCAGGCAACGGATATGGTATTTCTAGCATTGCTCGCCTTGCGGCAGGCCAGTACCGTTTGCAATTGCAAGATAACTTTTCAAAACTGTTGCAGTTTAAAGCTACGATGCAGGCCCCCCTTTCGGGCTCTCCTGTAGCCGCCACTGCCCTCGCTCCCGGTTCGGTTTACCAGATTGTGTCTATGGGTACCTCCTCGCAAGCCAACTGGGTCACCGCAGGTCTCCCCAGCGGCATTGTTGCTGCCCCTGGAGTGTCTTTTAAAGCTGCGGCGGTTTCAGTTGGTACGGGCACTGCGTCCCTTATCGGCTCAAGCGATGTTCACGCGGTCGAGCTTATTAGCTCGTCCGTAAACATGCTCATGAACCAGCCTCCGGGCACTACCTCCGCTCAACTCGGTGCGTTCGTAGACTTTCAGTGCTTGCTTTCTAGCGCAATTGGAGACCCGGCTAATGGGTCCCAAATGTTCCTGGAAGTCGTTCTTAGCAACTCCAGCCTCCAGTAGTCCTTAACAGCGTAACCACAAGAGGCTAGAGGGTGCGTTCAAACAGTAGAACCCTCTAGCCTAGTGTTTAGGAGCATATGGCTATCCCGGCTACCCCCAGCAATATGATCATACAGCAAGCTAACCATCAAGTGTTGGTAAGTTACAATCTTGCCTTGAGTGCTACCTCCTATAACATTAACCGCAGCATTGACCAGATCAATTATACCGTAGTTGCCGTTATTTCCGCTAAACAGTACCTAGACACCACGGTAGTCATTGGTACCCAATATTTTTACAAGGTCTCAGCTACGAACGTAGACGGCACTAGCCCGTTTACGCTCCCTCAGTCGGTCATCCCCTCCCCCAACGGTGAAATGGCCCTAGCGCAGATTAGACTTCAGGCCCAGCAACGTGCGGACAGGGTCAACAGCCCGTTTGTGTCCACCGCCGAATGGAATACCTACATTAACCAAAGCCTCTTTGAACTATATGACCTACTGGTCACCGCGTATGGGGAGGAGTACTTTGCAGCCCCCGTACTAACCTTTACCACGGTAGGTAACACACAGTTCTACCCCCTTCCCAACGGGATTAACTACAGTGCCGCTCCCGCCTTCTATAAGCTTCTAGGCGTAGACCTAGGGCTTAACCAAAGTGCGCAGCCTAACAACGGATGGGTAACGGTAAAACGGTTCAACTTCATTGACCGTAACAAATACTTTTATCCTAATACGCAGTCCACCATCTACGGCGTATTTAACATGCAATATCGCTTAGTTGGCAATCAAATCGAGTTTATCCCTGCCCCAAGTGCTAATCAACCTATCCGCATCTGGTATATTCCTCGCATGGAAATGCTCCTGCAAGACACCGATATCACTACTTCTGGCATCTCGGGCTGGATTGAGTACATCATTACAGACGCGGCAATCAAGGCAATGCAAAAAGAAGAGTCCGATGTATCTGTGCTTATGCTGCAAAAGGGCGTTTTGATCAAACGTATTGAGGCGTCGTCTATGAACAGAGACGCAGGTCAAGCCGATACTATCTCGGATACCCGCAATCGAAACGGCGGGAATTCGGGCGCGGGTAGTGGGTTTGGGGCAGGTTGGTAATGGCTAAACAACTCCCTACCATTCAAAACGTAGACCGCACGTTATCGATGCTCCAGAGTCAATGGAAGGCTATCCTAGATAACCTTTTGGCTGCCCCCATGTCCGATTACGTTATGTTGTCAGACTTAAAGCTTGTGTCTGGAAGCAACGTAATTAACCACAAACTAGGCCGCAAGCTAGTGGGTTATGTGGTCACCCTAAAAAGCGCCGCTTCGGACATACATGACAATCAAACGGTCAATACTATGCCCGACAAGACCCTAATCCTAGTAGCCTCTGCGCCGGTTACTTTATCCCTAATGGTGTTTTAAATGGCAGACTTTAGCCTTAGCCCTAATATGCAGCTTCCGGTCCCTGTAACCGGCGTAGCCCCTGGTCCGGAGTGGGCGGACTTGCTCAATGCCTGCATGGCTAAGATTGATGGTCATGACCACACGCCGGGCTCAGGGGTAAAAATTACTCCGTCGGGCCTTAACATTTCCGCCGATCTGCCTTTAAACGCCAATAACCTCACGCTAACTAGGTCGGTGCAGTTTTTGTCCCAGGGCGCGCCTATTCCAGACCTGGCTTCTATTTACGTTAACGGAGTTGACCTTTATTTTAACGATCTGTCCGGTAACCCGGTGCGCATTACCCAATTCGGCGGCGTAGTGGGTACTCCAGGGTCCATCTCTGGCCTAATAGCTCCAGCGTCCGCCTCTTACGTAGCCCTTTCCGCGGCTTATGTGTGGCAATCTGCGGCTAACATCTCTGCCAATATGGACATTGGTAGCCTTATTCTAAGGAATAACACCATAGGTTCCTTTGGCCTAACGCTTGCCCCCCCGGTAGGAATGGCGGCAGACTCTACTATTACGTTGCCTGTTATCCCTGGAGTAACTAGCACGCTGCTTATGGATAACACGGGGGCGATGACTACCCAAGACGCTCTCCAAAGCTACCTCCCTCCTGGCGTAGTTATGGACTATATGGGCGCTACTGTTCCTGCCGGTTGGTTGTCAACAGACGGCACCGCCGTGTCCCGCACGGTGTACGCTGCCCTTTTTGCGGCTATCAGCACCATTTATGGTCCCGGCGACGGGGTCACCACCTTCAATTTGCCCAACTTAAACGGGCTGGTTACCGCAGGAGCGCCGGGCGCTTTGGGGGGACTAGCCACTACAGGCGGAGCATATGCCCACACGTTAACTATTGCAGAAATGCCCTCGCACATCCATACCGATGTTACGGGACACGCCCACACTATTAATCTTACACAAAATAACGCTAATAATCTTCCGCTGATTAGCGCCATTGGTTCCCAAAATGGCGGCAATAACTCGCCAAATACTACCTCTGTTGCACACATTACTATTGATGCAAATGGCGGCGGCGGCGCGCATAACAACATTCAGCCTTATATGGCTGTTAATAAAATCATCAAAATCTAATGGCCATTACTAAAAGCAACCTCAGCCTTAACTTTACTCAAGGGGTAAACACCAAGACCGACCCTTGGCAAATAACCCCCGGTGAGATGCTTGAACTATCTAATTGTCTATTTAACACAAGCAAGCTGTTGGCTAAACGTAACGGCTTTGTTGAGCTTGCGCCCATTCCAGACCTCTTAATCAATACTGTCACAACGTTTAAAACCTCGTTAACAGCGATTGGGGCCTCTCTATACGCTTATGTACCTGAGATCAAGACTTGGTACAATAAGGGCCTGCTTACCTCTGTAAACCTTTCTGTACAGCCTGTAGGACGTAGCGGTGCGTCTCTAACTAACCAAGATAGCGCCACTACGCTTGGGGGCCTCTCTTGTGTTGCTTGGGAGTCATCTTTTGGCGGTTCCGCGTACCAGATAGTAGACAGTATCAACTCACAAATTGTAGTGGCTGCCATAGATTTGCCCGCCACCGCCGTGCAGCCTAAAGTATCGATATTAAACAGGTATTTTGTAATAACTTTCGTGGTTACCGTTTCTGGTAGCCCCCGCCTTCAATATATTGCGGTACCTATTAGTAACCCTACAAGTCCAACACTACCCGTAACCATGGCCACACAAATAACCGGCCTAACGGCCCCCTATGATGTTGTGGTAGCCAATAACACCCTCTACGTTGCTTATAAAGCAAGTAGCAGCACTATTCGCTTGGTTTACCTCTCCAGCACACTGGGGTTGTCCAACACGGTAATCCTAGCTGGTCAAGTCCCTACTGTCATCTCGTTAGCCGCAGACAGTACAGGGTCAACTCCCGACATTTGGCTCGCCTTTGCCAAAGCTGGCCCAACGGTATACGCCGCAATGTACTCGGCAACGCTTATTTCCCAACTCGCTCCTACGCTATTAGACTCCCCAGCCAACGCCGTACCCTCTATGACCGGACAAGCGGCTAACGGGGTACTGACTCTAGCTTACGGGCAACGCATTCAGTCGCTCCCTGCCCCTCCCACTTTGGATCATATTTTAACTAACACCATAACGTCTTTGGGGGTTATTGGTACCCCTGTAATTGTAGCTCGGGGGCTAGGGCTTGCTTCCGAAATGTTCGTTGTGTCAGAAACCCCTTACGTCCTTACCCAGTACAACAACACCTATCAGCCCACTTACTTCCTTTTGGACCTCTCAACAGGTAAAGTAGTGGCTAAACTGGCATATCAAAACGCGGGCATTGAGCCTGCACGCACCCTGCCCACAGTGTCCATCTATGGCTCTAAAGCTTATGTTTCCTATCTATACAAAGACTTAACTACCGCAGCTAACAAAAGCCAAGGCACCTCTACCCCGGGCATTTACTCCCAAACCGGCGTAAATGTTGTACAATTTGATGTCAATACGGTGCCTTTGGCCTCCTCTGAGATAGCAAATAACCTTCATCTATCGGGGGGTTACCTTACTATGTACGACGGCGGCGCCCCTGTTGAGCACGGGTTTTTACTGTACCCCGAAGGCATCACACTTACCCCAGGCGGCGGGGGCAGTATGTCTGCCCAACAGTACTATTACCAAGTCACATACGAATGGACAGACGCGCAGGGTAATTTGCACCGCTCTGCCCCTAGCATCCCCCAGGAGGCAACTCTAGGAGGTTCTTCGGTCACCCTAATCATTCCGACACTCCGAGTCACGCAAAAAAAAGAAGTGCGCATTGTGGTCTACCGCTGGAGCGTTGCCCAACAGGCTTACTATCAAGTTACGTCTATTACCGCGCCCCTAATGAACGACCCTACGGTAGACTCAATTACCTACCTAGACACACAGGCAGACTCAAGTATCTTGGGTAACCAGTTAATCTACACTACTGGGGGGGTTATTGAAAACGTAGCGGCCCCTGCCTGCACCCACATGTGTCTGTTTAAAAGCCGCCTGTTTCTTATCGATGCAGAGGACGAAAATGTTATCTGGTTTTCTAAGCAGGTAATTGAGGCTGTACCCGTAGAGACTTCGGATTTGTTCACTATTTTCGCCGCTCCTAGTCAAGGAAGCCAAGCTAACACTGGAGGGGCTAAAGTGCTCGCGGCTTTGGATGACAAGCTAATTGTATTCAAGTCTCAAGCCGCTTATTACGTTACCGGCAGCGGGCCAGATAACACTGGGGCGCAGAATGACTTTTCTGATCCTGTTATCATATCGGCCACCGTAGGCTGCGCTAACCCTCAAAGCTTGGTTTTAATCCCCAACGGCCTCATGTTTCAGTCTGACAAAGGAATTTGGCTACTAGGGCGAGACTTGTCTACAACCTATATTGGCTCAAACGTAGAAAAGTACAACAATATTAAGATCATATCAGCGGTTAACGTATCTAAAGACAATCAAGTACGCTTCTCCCTTGCAGATGGTACCATGTTAATGTACGACTACTTTTATGGGCTCTGGGGCACCTTTACTAACCTGCCTGCCGAGTCTGGCACGATGTTTCAAAACCTTCACACGTATGTGGATCAATTTTCCCGTGTGTTTCAGGAGAGCCCCGGTAAATACCTGGACGGCTCTAAACCTGTCCTATTGTCGTTTAAAACCGGATGGTTCTCTTTGGCAGGCTTACAGGGCCTAGAGCGGGCATATTTCTTCCAACTCCTAGGCCGGTACATCACTCCCCACACGCTTACCGTGGGTATCGCGATTAATTATATTAACAGTGTATTGCAGACGGTTGTAATCCACCCCGACAACTTCACCCCCAACTATGGCGACGCGCCTGGCCCTTATGGCGCAGAAGACACTTACGGGGGTATCCCGGACCCTGAGCAATGGCGTATCTTTTTTGAAACCCAAAAGGTCGAAAGCTTCCAACTCACAGTATCAGAAAACTACGACGCCTCTTTTGGTGTCCAGCCGGGCGCAGGGCTTACCCTTTCTGGCATAAATCTTGTAGTGGGAGCTAAGAAAAGCTACACAACTACTAGCAGTTCTAGGTCAACCGGTTAATGGGCACTATATCCATATTTGAGGTGTATTTTGGGTAAAGGTAAATCCGCGGGCATGGGAGCGTTAACCGGGGCGGCCTCTGGTGCCGCCATAGGCACCGCCGCGATGCCTGTCATCGGAACCGCCATTGGCACCGTAGGCGGCGCCCTTGCTGGCGGCCTAATGGGGTGGTTTGGCGGGAAAGATGATGAAACTGATCCTACAATGCCGGATATTACTAGCCCCGTTACGCAGGGGCAGCTTAACCAAGCCCACGGCGCCACGCAAAGCGGTTTGGAGCAACAACAAGCGTTTGTTAACGCACTTAACGCACAAAACGGCATTGGTAACCAAAGTCAGGTCTATAACCAGCTACAAGGCATAGCAAGCGGCACTGGACCTAATCCCGCGCAAGCCATGCTTAACCAAGCAACCGGCGCCAATGTGGCCAACCAGGCCGCTCTAATGGCCTCTCAGCGCGGCTCTAGCGCCAATTCAGGCATGCTTGCCCGTCAAGCTGCCATGCAGGGCGCCAACATTCAACAGAATGCGGCAGGCCAAGGGGCAACTCTTCAGGCAAATCAATCACTTAACGCTATTGGCGCTGCCGGTAACATGGCTAATCAACAGGTTGGGCAGCAAGCCAACGCCGTAGGTAATTTTAATCAATTTGCCCAAAACAACCAGGGGCAGCTATTAGGGGCGCAGAGTAACTATAAC